TACCCAGGTACAAAAAATTGCTTTTACAGACAGAGCTGGTGATTTTATTGGAACAGCAGAAGTTCGTTCTGGAGGATTACCTTCACCAAGGCCTACACAAACAGTAGATAGTTTTACTCAAGCAGGTAGTTATTATTATAGCAATTCTATGAGAGGAAGCAGTGAAAGAAATTTAACAGCTAGAAATCATACGATTGCAATTTATACAACTGGATTTACTGGTAATGTTTGGGTAGAAGGAAATCTAGATGATCAAGCTAGTACAAATAACAATCATTGGTTTCCATTAGATGTTAAAGGACAAGGTACTAGTGCAATACAATTTACAAGTCATACGGATGTTGATCCTTTCTTTTTTGAAACTTCAGTAAAATGGATAAGAATCAAATACGAAGTTACAGCAGGATCACTTGATAAAGTTTTACTAAGGAATTAAACCTTGGAGCACAACATTGTTTTTAGTGATATTAGAGAATCTGACAAAGTAGCTATTGTGCTATCTGAGTTTGAGCATGATGATAATTTGACTAATTTAGTTAGATATTCGTTTACTAAATTTACCAACAAAGATTCTTTTATACAAAATTGTAAAGATATTTGTTATAATGAACAAGCAAAAAAAATATTATATGGTCTACAAGAAAATTTTAAAACATTTACTGTAGCAGATGACTTTGATCAAAAAGGTAAAGTTATACAAAAACATATTAATCAAGTAGTTGCGGCCACTTTGAAAAATCAAAATATAACAGTTTATCCAGATGGGTCTGTAACCAACAAAGATTTTTATAGAGTAACACAGGACAAAAATTACTGGTCTGACGCTGAAGCAATTGAAGGAGATTTTAATTCAATTACACGAGTTTTAGTAGCAACAAGACGTATAAAGAATTGTTATAAAGTTAAATTTGATTTCCAATATTGGCAACAAGACTACATTGATCATTTTAAAAAAGTTTTAAAGTATTGGTCAATTGAGTTAGTTGATAAAATTGACAAACATACAATAGTACTTACTGATAGAGTTATTGATAGAGAATTTATTAGTGAGTTTCCTTATATGGAAAAACCCATAATAATATCTTTAGCTGATTATTCTACAAATTACACAGACAAAGATTATATTTTAGAGTTATGTAAAAGAAAAGTGCATGTAATTCCATCATATTTTGTAAACATTGGATCAACAATTATAGCTGAAGGGTTAGCAATGGGTACTAGAAATGTAAAAGACAGTTTCCAGTTGATGCAATTAATTGATGATAAGATAGAAAAATTCTGGAATTTTGCTGATAATAAGCATATAAATTTTTATGAAGTTTGTAAAGAAGTTATAGATAATTATTTTTTTGATAAGCCCAATAAATTTAGAAATACACCAGTTGGCGTTGGTGCAATGACCTTAAAAGTTTAATTGACTTTTTGAAAAAAGTATAGTACTATATAAGAACAATGGACATACAAACAACAATTCTTTCGCATATCAGTGTTAAATCAAAGAAAACACCTTCTGGCTGGATAGCAATTAATTGTCCAATGTGTACGTCTCAAGGTCAAACCAGACCAGATACACGTCAACGAGGGGGTTTTAAAATAGGTGAAGTAATTAGTTATCATTGTTTTAACTGTAATTACAAAGCATCATTTACACATGGCAGGTTGTTAAACAAAAGAATGCGTGAACTTTTATTAGCAGTAGGGGTTCCGGACCAAACAGTCAAAGAACTACAATTTCAGGCTATTAAAGAACAAGACAATCAAAAGCAAACGCCAGGTTTAAGTAAATGGACTTTAGATTTTAAAGAAATTGCATTGCCAAAAGATGCAAAGCCAATTGAAGAAGTTATTAATCATTCTAATCCACCTGATGATGCAGTTTTTGTTTACAAATATATGATTGATAGAGGTTTAGATTTTTATAAAAGTTTTTTCTGGTCCCCGGATCCTTATATGAAAATTAACCAACGTTTGCTATTACCTTTTTATTATAACAATAAAATTGTAGGATATACTGGAAGACTAATTAAAGAAATTAACAATGTACCAAAATACTATTCTTCGGTACAACCAAACTACTTGTTTAATATTGATAAGTTATTTGAAGATAGAGTATATACTGTAATTGTTGAAGGTGTTTTTGATGCAATAGCAATAAATGGTATTTCTTCTTTAGGAAATAAACTAACTCAAGCACAAATAGATTTATTGAATAATTTGCAATCAAAGATTATTGTTTGTCCAGATAAAGATAAGTCTGGAGGACATTTAGTTGACATTGCAACAGATAATAATTGGGCAGTTAGCTACCCAAATTGGGAAGATAATAATATTAAAGACACAGCCGAAGCAGTACAAAAATATGGAAGATTATATACATTACAATCTATAATAAAATCTGCTACAACAAATAATGCAAAAATACAAGTTATGAAAAAGATAGGAGTCAATTAACAAAATGACAGAAGAAAATAACAAAAGAAAAAACGCAGATAAACCTACGCAACAACAACCATTACAACCAGGTATGTTAATGTATGAAGCTGGAATTATTTATTTTAGTGATGGTTTTGATAGTGCAACAACCAAACCAGTTATCAACACAATAATTGAAAAAAACCTTTTACCAAATTCACAAAGACCAAATGAAATTACATTAGTAATTAATTCCCCGGGTGGTCAAGTTCATTCAGCATTTGCACTTATTGATACAATGAAAGGTAGTGCTATACCTGTAAAAACAGTAGGATTAGGAATGATTGCAAGTTGTGGGCTATTGACTTTTATGAGTGGTACAAAAGGCCGTAGAGTTATTACACCAAACACATCAATATTATCACATCAATATAGTTGGGGTTCCGGCGGTAAAGAACATGAGCTATTTGCTAGAGTAAGAGAATTTGAATTAAGTACTGAAAGAATGATTAATCATTATAAAAAATGTACTGGATTAACTGAAAAGCAAGTAAGAGATATTTTGTTACCACCAGAGGATAGATGGCTATCAGCCAAAGAAGCAGTTAAGTATGGTATTGCAGACAAAATTGTATCTACATATTAGGAGAAAAAATTGAAAGTAACATTAATTGATAAAATGGGTTCAGATCTTACTGTGGTAAATGCCGCAAGAGTATCTTTTGCAAAAGAATCTGACTGGGAAACAATTACCCCAGCTGGGAAAATACCAGGTATTTTAAAAGACAGTGATGAGAAATTAATTAGGTTTTTAGCAAAGCATAATCACTGGTCACCATTTGCTCATTGTAGTTTGCAGTTTAGAATTAAAGCACCTATTTTTGTTGCTAGGCAATTAGTTAAACACCAAGTAGGATTAAGTTGGAATGAAATATCAAGACGTTATGTTGATTATGAACCTGATTTTTACGATCCAGATATCTGGCGAGCTCGAGCTGAAGATAAAAAACAAGGTTCTGATGAAGATTCAAATGTAGAATGGATTGACAGAGATACTAGAACCGGTAGATTACATGTTGAAGTTTATGAGTTGGCAAAACAAAATTATAAAAAAATGCTTGATGCAGGAGTGGCACCTGAACAAGCGAGAATGATTTTACCACAGTCAATGAATACAGAATGGTATTGGAGTGGTACTCTTTATGCATTTGCTAGAGTCTGCAACTTAAGGTGTGAAAAAGATACCCAATTGGAATCAAGAATAATTGCAGATATGATTGACGAATTGGCAGAAGAAAGTTTTCCAATTAGCTGGAAATACTTGCGAAATAGGGATTAATATAGTATAGTAAAAATATGGCAACAGTTTATTCAGACGATTTACAAAAACTTTTTTTAGAATTTATGGTTACCGATCCTGAATTATATGTTAGGGTAAGGAACATTATTAGACCAGAATTCTTTAGCAAGAAATATACAGAAACAGTAAGTATGTTTGTTGAGTATACTGAAAAGTATAAATCTCTACCAACAGTTGATCAAGTACAAGCAAAAACAGAACTGCAATTATCTTTAGTTCCTGATTTAGATGAATCACAAAAAGATTGGTTCTTAGATGAATTTGAAACTTTTTGTCGACACAAGGCACTTGAAAAAGCAATTATTGAAAGTGCTGACATGTTAGAAAAAGGCGAGTACGGACCAGTTGAACAAAAAATTAAAGACGCAGTAAGGGTTGGGTTAACAAAAGATTTAGGTACAGATTATTTTGAAAATCCAAAAGCTCGTTTATTGAAACTAAAAGATAACAATGGTACAGTAAGTACAGGCTGGCAAGTACTGGATAAAAAATTGTATGGTGGATTTAACAAAGGTGAATTGAATATTTTTGCAGGATCTTCTGGTGCTGGTAAATCTCTTTTCTTACAAAATTTAGCAATGAATTGGATGTCACAAGGTATGCACGTATTGTATTTTACATTTGAGTTAAGTGAAGAATTAAGTTCTATGCGGGTTGACTCAATGACTACAGGTGTTGCATCTAATGAAATCTTTAAAAAGATTGATGATGTTGATTTGTCTGTTAGAATGGAAGGTAAAAAATCAGGTAAATTTCAAATCAAATATATGCCTTCTGGCACAACAACAAATGATTTACGTTCGTATTTAAAAGAATATCAAATACAAAAAGGAATAACACCTGATGTAGTTTTAATTGATTATCTAGATTTAATGATGCCAATTAGTAAAAAAATATCGCCAGCTGATATGTTTTTAAAAGACAAATTTGTATCTGAAGAACTTCGTAATTTTGCAGTAGAGCAACAATTTGTATTAGTAACAGCATCTCAATTAAACAGAGGTGCTATTGAAGAAATTGAATACGATCAAAGTCATATTGCAGGAGGTATTAGTAAAATTAATACAGCAGATAATGTGATAGGTATCTTTACAAGCAGAGCAATGAGAGAACGTGGTAGATATCAAATTCAGCTTATGAAAACAAGATCAAGTGGTGGAGTTGGAAGCAAAATTGATTTAGCATTTGATATTGATACTTTAAGAATTTCTGATTTAGATGAAGATCAAGAAGTTAGTGATTCAGCCGTGCATACTGCTGATGCATTAACCTCAGCAATTAAAAAGCGAACATCAACTGTGTCAAATAAAAGTGAAAATGTTGCAGTAGTTGAAAAAGTAGAGAGAAGTGTAGCACTAAAAGATATGTTAAAGGCCCAGAAATCAGTTTTTGACGATGATAATGACGAATAGCATCATATAAAGCAAGAAAAAAGATAATAAATAATTTTATGATGAAGAAACAAACACGTTCAATATTAGAAGAGATTAGTAGGGTAGTACCAAAAGCAGATACAAACAGTTTGCTTGAAGCTCGAGCTAATCATGTTATTAGTTCTGCAATAAATTTAACAAAGTTAATATATGAATCATACGATGAACCAGTTGCAGAAGATCTAGTAAAAAGGTTAATCAACAGCATAAGATCTCAAGACTCAAGAAAGTTTGAACGTGGCATCAGGAAAATTATTGAATCAAATGAAAGCGAATGATCTTATTGTAAAAGAAGATGTTAATACACATCTTACACATTTAGAAGATTTGGCTCTTTTTCAAGGAAATCAAGGGGCTAAAAATGCCATTGCATTTCTACGAAACTTATCAGATTTAGCAAAAACATCTAGCCCAAAAAAATATAATGTCACTATCAAATGGGATGGATCTCCGGCCATTTTTGCTGGCATAGATCCAAGTGATGGGAAGTTTTTTGTAGGTACAAAAGCAGTTTTTAATAAAGGTGCTAAACTCAATAAAAGTATTAAAGATATTGATATTAATCACCCAGATGCTAAAGAACCAGGTGACAAAGCTGATTTAAGAGTAAAACTTAAAAAAGCATTCACTGGATTGTCTCAACTAGGTATCAAAGGTGTGTTACAAGGAGATTTGTTATTTACACAAAGTAGTTTAAAATCAATACAGTACAACGGCGAATCATATATTGCTTTTAAACCTAATACTATAACGTATGCAGTTCCAACAAATTCTGAATTAGCACAAAAAATACAGAAGGCTGAAGTTGGAGTTGTATTTCATACATCGTATTCAGGTGATTCTTTAGAAAACATGAGTGCAAGTTTTGATGTTGATCTTTCAAGTTTAAACAAAGTTGATAGTGTTTGGTATGATGATGCTTATATAAAAGATTTTACTGGTATTGTTAATTTAACAACAGGAGAGTATCAAGCAATTCAGAATGCAATTAATGATGCTGAAAACTATTTGAAACAATCCGGAGATATTTTTAGTTGGTTTGATCAAATGGGTATACCCGGAAAAAAATTAAAAGAATTAATTCATGCAAACCATAACAAAATGGTTAAGGCAGGAGCAATTGAGCAAGACCCTGCACAATTTTTTGATGGATTTGCAAAAGACTATGAACAGCGAATTGAAAATGATATTGCAACTTTGAAAACTGGCAGAGAAGGTCCAGCCGGCCAACGAAAATTAGTCAATTTAGAAAATTTTAAAAAAGCATATTATAGTAACAGAAAAAACATTGAAGCATGGTATAGTTTATGGTTAAAGTTAATAGCCATTAAAAACAAATTATATCAAAAGTTAAAAAATATTAAAGCCATTGACGCCTTTGATCAAAATGGTGATTCATATGAAGTTAGAGATCAAGAAGGATTTGTTGCTGTTGATCATATTGGAAAAGCAGTAAAAGTTATTGACAGATTAGACTTTTCAAGAAAAAACTTTGCAAAAGAAAATATACAATTAGTTAATGATTTAACTGAAAGTAGAGCGTTCAGGTCAAGACAAGACATTGGAAAATTTAATGCACAACAAATTGGGGAATTGATATATGTGTATTTCTTAGCTTTAGTCACATTAAAAAATGAATTTAAGTATAAGAAGATTGCTAGAGAGTATGCCTCACGAACTATGAGTTACAATAATTTTGATTACTTTAGAAACAATGGTACAGATTTATATCTATTAATACATAGTTTATTAGGATCAGGTAGTATTGTACAATTTAGCAACAAAGATTTCAGTCAAAATTACATTGATAGATTATCAACAAATAAATTTACAATTTTAGATTTTTTAAATTACATAGAAATCACCGAAATAGATCATGCATTGTGCAATCGATTGTTAATGAAGATTGAAAGACAATTTAAAATTGATTCTTTTCAATCTAGAAAAATTCGAAGAGAATTATCTGTATATGATTTACTCAAAATGAAAGATAAAGCCAACATTGTAAATTTAGTAATGCAACAAATAAAGCAATATGCACCTCGTAGTGAGTTGTATGTTCCTTTGCAAAATATGTTTAGAGAGCGTAAGTTATCAAATGATGACACTGTACAACAGAAAAAGATAAAGAAAAATGTTGGTACAGGTGCTTTATAAATGTACACATATAATCAGAATAAAAATTCATATATTAAAATTGCTGATACATTAGAAATTTATAAAATATCTACTAAAATTAAATTATCTTACAATGATGGTAAAACCGACTCTGCTTGTGAAAAAGACTTTGATCATATCAAACAGTTAATATCAGTATACTCAAAAATATTATTTTTTACTAAACCAGAATTATGTAATGGTATGTATTCTTTTAAATTTGGTGTAGAACAGCAGAATTTGTTTTTAAAAGGAAAAGATCCTGTGGGTGTGTTAAAAGACAGATTACACGGTATTATACTGTTTAATGATACTATATCAATTAATGATAAAAGTATAAATATGTATATTACAAAGGAGCTTTAAATGGAAAACAACCCAAAACCGGCATTAAATCCAATCCCAGCCAAAGATATCGAGTCTGAAAGTTTGGAATTTCATGTGGCAATTTCACGCCAGCGTCACGATGAAATAAATGCAAGATTTGATAGGGTTGATGCACGTATGGAAAAAATAGAAACAAACATGGAAAAAGGATTTTCAAAAATTGAAAAAATTATTATGTGGTCAGTTGGAACAATGTTTTTTACAATGATTTCTATATATATTTCTACACTAGTAATTCCATTAATGAAATAAGATAATATGTTAATAACAGAAGTAACAGGCACACCGCAGATATTTGGAAAGTATAAGCAATCTATTAAGAGAAGATTTCGTTGCCAATCTGGACCTCGAAAAGGTAGAATAGTTGCCGATCCAGCCACATGTACTAAACCTATTAATCTTAGAAAAAGACAACAGTTTAAAGCTACTAGACAAAAGTTAAGCACAATTCAAGGTAAGAGAGCTTCTTACACTAAAAAGTACGATCCTACATCAAAAGTTGTTAAAAATTTAAATAGACAAATTCAAAAAACTCGTCCAATTAAAGTTAGAAAAAGGTCAAAAAAATAATGCTAATATCAGATATTTTCACTAATAATATTGATGAAGCCAAAATGATCTATGGTAAAAAAGGGCGTGAGGTGGTTAGAAAATACAGATGCACTTTTGGAAGAAAAAAAGGTAGGATTGTTTCTAATCCTAGTGTGTGTTCTGCACCATTGGATATTAAGAAAAGGCTTAATATGAAAAAAATGAAAGCCAGATTGGGTTCAAGATTAGTACGAAAAATTAAATTTACTAAGAGATTCAATCCAGCTTCAAAGCGTGTAGCGGCAATGAATAAATCATTAAGACGAAAATAATACTTGATCTTTTTTAAATTTTTTGTTATTATAATAATATAACACATAGGAAAGGCCACAATGAAAGTAAACACTACTACTGTAAACAGATCATATCCTGAGTATAAATCAATAAATGATGCATATGAACATTTTCGTTTAATTACAATTCTGTTTAAATATGACGGAGTTCCGACTGATTATTTAAAACATATGAAGAAGCAAGTGGCCAAATTCAAGCATAAACTTGATAGGGTATCTGTAAACAAGATTAATGAAATAAGAACATTATTAAATGGATTAGAACAATCATTTAGTGATAGTTTTAAAAAAATAGTTTCAGAATCTTCCAGTGACGAATCTTTTATTTTGGCATTAAAAACTAAGAAAAAAGACGACGGAGTTGTAATTGGTAACTATTTTATTAAAATTATTAGTAACAATGATCGAGATAAAAAGTCATATACTGTTTTTGGACCAGATCGTACACCAATAATAACAGATTTATATCTATATGAAGTTGCATATATTCTTGTTTATTATTTTCATAAAGGATTTGGGTTAGATAACCCAGAGGTTAACAGTCTAATGGACTTACATGCCGAATATAAGAAGATTGCTAATAATTATAGCACTCAGAAATCTAGCTACGACGCTGTAAAATCAGACGATCCTAACTTAAATTATCATAAAAATATGGTATCAGGCTTAAAAAAGAGCTTAAATCAGGTGTACAGTCAGGTCAACAGTAAATATTCCCGTTTAATAAATCAAGAAAAGACTAAATAAAAGTATGAAACTAAACGATTTAACATCTAACTATGAAACACGTATAGCTCGAGTAAATCGATGGCTAGAAGAAACTTATGGTTTTAAAGTGTACGACAAAGTAAGTCTAGAAGAGCTGTATAAAGTAAAAGCCGATTTAGACACTCAGCGTGAAAATTTAAAATTATCGCTTCCTTTTAATTCTTATCATCAACATCCGGAGTATGCAAAAAATATTTTGTTATCTGAAGCAGTTGTATTAATGATTGGTCAAATTGATGATTCAGAGATTGAAAAGTTAAAAGGGGATCATACTCACAGTTGTGGTTGTGATCATAGCAAACCGTGTGAATGTTCGAGCGATTGTGAATGCGGTTGTAATGCAGAACAGCCAGCAGTACAAAGCATGGAACCTGCAGAGTCTAAAGAAGTTGTAAAAGAGCAAGATGATCTTGAACAAGCAGAAGTTGTTCTTGCTTCTAAGCAACTAGTAGATGAAATGCAACAGATTATTGAAAAACTAGGTAAGATGCAAAATGATGAGTTAGGTGCTATTGTTGATCAAATGACGTATCAACATGGGGCAGAAACTGCCGTTGCTTTTAACAATTCAGTTTCATCAGCATTAGAGAATTTATTAGTACTTGCAAGAGAAACAAAAGAATCACTAAACAACGAAGTTCTAAAACTTCAAGGGGAAGCACCAGCATCTAATATGGCATCTGTTGGTGACGAAGAAGAAATTGATTCAATTGATGATCAGATGGACGATGAAGAAGTTGAACCAGTTGATAGCGATATTTCAACAAATGGTGATGAAGCGGCTTCGGGTCCAGAAGATGAACCACTAGGAAGAGCTAAGAAATCATAATGCAATGCGTTTACACGAATTAAACTCAAATTACTTTTCTCAAATCAGTATTGATGCGAAAAATCTTTTAATGAGTCTTGTAGCTCAAGATAAAGATAGTATCAAAACACAAGAATTTATTGATGAACTAGAAACAATGGGACATTCTGTTACAGTCTCATCATTACAAGATTTACTAAAAAATTCTAAATTAATACAAAGTGTAAATGACAAAGAAATAAAAATTAATAACAATTTAAATTTGACAACTTATAGCAAAGATGCTAAAATGGATAATGAAAAAATAGTTGATAAGTTGGCAAGTAAATCATTAAACAAAGCAATAAAATAAAACTGTGACATTATTAGTAAACAAGTTCAATTACCATGAACTTAAAAGAACAACAATCGAAGGCAAGAGACATTATCTAGATCCTAATGGTAATGCAGTTCCATCAGTGACAACAATTCTTTCACATATGAAAGATATGACTGCTTTAAATAAGTGGAAAAAAAGAGTTGGTGATACTGAAGCACAACGTATTGTAACAGAGTCTGCAAATATAGGTACAATAACACATAAACATCTTGAAAATTATATTGTAGGTGAACCTCGGCCATCGGGCAATAATTTAATTTATCAACAAGCAAAACAGTTAAGTGATATAATTATTGAAAATGGAATGTCTGATGTTAATGAAGTATGGGCAATAGAGCAAAGTTTATGTTTTCCAGGTCTATATGCCGGCACAGCTGATATGATTTGTGTACACAAAAATAAACCTGTTATTGGAGATTTTAAAACATCAAGACAAGTTAAAAAACGTGAATGGGTTGAAGATTATTTTATGCAGTGTGCCGCTTATGCTTTAGCACACAACGAATTATATGGTACTACTATTGATTCTGGGCTTATTTTTATAGTTTCACACTCAGGAGAATACCAAGAATTTATAGTGGAAGGCGAAGAATTTAAAAAATATACTGATCAGTGGCTTGATAAAGTAGAGCAATACTATAAAACAAACTAAATAACAGTATAGTTTTTAGGATATTAAAGATGACAACAACGTATGTAAGATTAAAAAACAGAAGAGGAAATAGAGAAAATCTTCCACAACCTCTTGCTGAAGGCGAAATTGGGTTAGCCACTGACACTAGAGAACTGTTTATTGGTGCTGGATCACAGGATTCAAAAAACCGAATGGTACAAGTGGATAGTTTTTTAAATGCTGAAGTACAAACACAATCTTTAATTGATACAAGACTTGTCATGTTTACTCTTGCTGGAACACAAAGTTTTTTAGGTGATGGTATAAATGCAATTTCAACTGTATTAAACAGCAATGTTGCTTTAACATTACCAACAGGTAAAAGCACACCAGTTGACCCAGATGATATCACTGTTACAAAGTTTGATCTTAATAACAGTCCAACAACAATACCTAGTTCAAACTACACAGTATCAGTAGCAGGGTCTGATTTTATAGTAACATTTGTTTCAACAGCAATACCAGAAGCAAACAGCAAAATTGTAGTAACACCTTGGACGGTAAATGAAATTGTTTCTTCAGTTTCAAGTTCAGGACTAGGAGTTGAGACAAATCAAGATTTATCAAATAATGCATTGTACATAGACCTAACAACAGGAACTGGATTTGTTGATATCGGGTCAGGGACACAATCAACATCAGCAACTACTTTAAGTGGATTAACTGAAATTGCATCTGCAAATGATAATGCTAATCTTAATATTAGAGGAACTATATCCGATCTTGGATATGCTTCAAGCAAATTAACAGTACCGGGCACATTATTAGTAGAAACAGATTCACCTACACAGGCTATACTATTATCTAAATTTTTAAACAAGGCACTTGGAACGTCACAAACGTCAGTTGCAAGTAATATTAAAATTTTTACACAAGATTCAAAACCAGTGTTAGAAACAGATCAGTACATTGGACAAAATGGACTAATTAAATCTACTTTATCTGCTAACACTTCTTCCACAGTTTTTACATATGATGTCACATCAGAAAATACAATCATTGTTGATTATTCTTTAAAGATTAACAATGCTTACGCCGTAGGAACAATAAAGATTATATCTGACGGTGCAAACGTTGAATACATGGACGACAGAATTGAAACCAATGACACATCAGCAGTTGCATTTTCAACACCAAGTATTTCGGGTACAGATATTAAATTATCTTATACTAATACGGATACAACTTACGATGCGTCTATGTCTTATGTATTAAAACGTTGGTTAACTTCCTGATAAAAAAATTAAATATTTCTAAAAGAGAGATTGACAAATCTACTCTTGATGTCATAAAATATAATAAAATGAGGTAAATATAAGACAATACCTTCATTCTTGGAGCAAAAATGAATAAGAACAACGATTTATATATTATAAAAAGAGACGGGCACAAAGAGTTACTCAATATTAGTAAAGTACAAAAAATGACTGAAGCGGCATGCGAAGGTCTTACTGGTGTTAGTTCATCTGAAGTTGAAATGAATTCTGGATTACAATTTACAGACGGTATGACTACAAATGAAATTCAAGAAATTTTAATTAAGTCTGCAAATGACTTAATAAGTTTAGAAGCACCAAATTATCAATATGTTGCGGCAAGACTTTTGCTTTATAGTCTGCAGAAGCATGTGTTTGGAAAATTTACACCAACAGATGCACACACTCCTTTAAGATTTGTTGTTGCTAGAAACATTGAAAGAGGTGTGTATGATAGATTAATTTTAGAAAAATATAATGATGACGAATGGAATAAATTAGATTCTTATATAAAGCACAATAGAGATCTTAATTTTACTTATGCTGGATTACGACAAATTGTTGACAAATATCTTGTGCAAGATAGATCATCGGGTGCAGTATTTGAAACTCCACAATACATGTATATGATGATTGCGGCAACACTGTTTGCTGATTATCCAAAAGACACAAGATTAAAATATATTAAACGATATTACAATGCAGTTTCTGAATTTAAAATTAATATACCAACACCTGTTATGGCCGGTGTTAGAACACCAATGAGACAGTTTGCAAGTTGTGTTCTTGTTGATGTAAATGATACATTACCGAGTATCTTTAGTAGTGATATGGCAATTGGTAGATATATTGCACAACGAGCCGGAATTGGCATCAATGCAAGTAGAATTAGAGGTATCAATGCAAAAATCAGAGGCGGAGAAGTAGCACACACAGGTGTTATCCCTTTCCTTAAAAAGTTTGAAGCAACAGTGAGATGTTGTACACAAAATGGTGTACGTGGTGGTAGTGCTACAGTTCATTTCCCAATTTGGCATCAAGAAATTAAAGATATTCTTGTGCTAAAAAACAACAAAGGTACTGAAGATAACAGAGTAAGAAGACTTGATTATTCAATTCAGTTATCAAAATTATTTTATGAAAGATTTTTAAATAATGAAGATATTACATTATTTTCACCGCATGATGTGCCTGGACTTTATGAAGCATTTGGTACACCAGAATTTGATGAACTATATACATCTTATGAGCGTAAGAGATCAATTCCAAAAAAAACTATTTCTGCACAAGAACTGTTTGGAGATCTTTTAAAAGAACGAGCCGAAACTGGTAGAATTTACATCATGAATATAGATCATGCTAACTCTCATAGTTCTTTTGTTGATAAAGTTAGTATGTCAAATTTGTGCCAAGAAATTACGTTACCAACAACACCAATTGAACATATTGATGGCGATGGTGAAATAGCATTATGTATTTTATCTGCAATAAATGTTGGATTAGTTAAAGAGCTTAGTGAACTTGAGGAACTTTGTGAGTTGGCGGTAAGAGCATTAGATGAAATTATTGATTATCAAAAATATCCAGTTAAAGCGGCTGAGATTAGTACAAAGGCACGTAGAAGTTTAGGTATTGGTTATATAGGGTTAGCACATTATCTTGCTAAAAACCAAGTGTTATACAGTGATAAAAGTGCTTTAAAATTAGTGCATGAGTTAACTGAAGCATTTCAGTACTACTTGATAAAAGCATCAGTTGATCTTGCAAAAGAAAAAGGACAATGCGAATATTTTGAAAGAACAAAATATGCACAAGGTCTTTTACCAATTGATCATTATAAAAAAGATCTTGATGGTGTATGCAATACAAAATTAAAATTAAATTGGGAAAAATTAAGAAAAGAAGTTAAACAAAATGGGATGAGACATTCTACATTGTCAGCACAAATGCCATCAGAAAGTTCTTCAGTTGTTAGTAACTCAACAAACGGAATTGAACCGCCAAGAGCATATTTGAGTATTAAGAAAAGTAAAAAAGGTCCTTTAAAACAGATTGTTCCACAATACAGTCAGTTAAAGAATTTTTATACTTTGTTATGGGACATGCCTGGTAATGAAGGATATATTAATATAATTGCTGTCATGCAGAAGTTTTTTGATCAAGCAATTAGTGGTAATTGGAGTTATAATCCAACTCAGTATGAAAATAATGAAATTCCAACAAGTGTTATGTTTAAAGATCTTCTTACAACATATAAATTAGGATGGAAAACTAGTTACTATCAAAACACATATGATTTTAAAACTGATCCAGCTGAAATTGAAACACCGCCTATACAAAATGCGGCAGAAGAGTTTCCTACATTCGAACAAGAAGGAAAAATATTAGCTGACATTGAAGACGAAGCTAATTGTGAAGCATGTACTATATAGAGATAGAGAGATAAAGAAATAAAATGACAAAGACTGTATTCAATAGAAATGATATTGATTTTACAAAAGAGCCAATGTTTTTTGGCGAAGATCAAAATGTACAAAGATATGATGTTTTTAAGTATCCTGCACTGGATAAACTTAATCAAACAATGTTGGGCTATTTTTGGAGACCAGAAGAAGTTTCATTACAAAAAGATAGAGCAGATTATCAAAACTTTCGTACTGAACAAAAACATATTTTTACAGCAAATTTAAAATATCAAACTCTGCTTGACTCAGTTCAAGGACGTGGACCATGTCTAAGTTTTTTACCTTATGTATCAAATCCAGAACTTGAAGGTTGTATTATTACATGGGACTTTTTTGAAACAATTCATTCACGTTCATATACACACATTATTAAAAATGTTTATCCTGATCCAAGTGAAGTGTTTGACACAATCCTTGATGATGAAGAAATTATTAAGAGAGCAATTTCAGTAACAAAAAATTATGATAGCTTTTCTGAAATAGCTCAAAATTATTTTGTTAAAGGTGTTGGGGATATTAAAGAAGTTAAACGTCAGTTGTATCTTGCAATGGTCAATGTAAACATACTAGAAGGTTTAAGATTTTATGTTTCGTTTGCTTGTACTTTTGCGTTTGGCGAACTGAAACTAATGGAAGGCAGTGCTAAGATTATTTCGCTTATTGCTAGAGATGAATCGCAACATCTTGCATTGTCAACACACATTATTAAAAATTGGCAACAAGGTGATGACAAAGACATGTTAAAAATTGTTAATGAAGAAAAAGATAGTGTGTACAAAATGTTTAAAACGTGTGTAGAAGAAGAAAAAGCATGGGCAAGACATTTAATGAAAGACGGTACAATAATTGGATTAAATGAATTGTTGTTAGGAAGATACGTTGAATTTATTGCTAATAAAAGATTAAAAGCAATTGGGTTAGATCCAATATTTGATCAACCAATTACACAGAATCCATTGCCATGGACACAGCATTGGTTAAGCTCGGCTGGATTACAAGTGGCTCCTCAGGAAACTGAAGTAGAGAGTTATATTGTAGGTGGTGTAAAACAAGATGTTGAAAAAGATACATTTAAAGGATTTAAACTTTGATTTATGAAAAAAGGTATCTTTGCCAACATGGACGAAGAGTCGTTTGCTAAAATTAAAAAATTATTAGTGAACACAAAAAAAGAAAAATCAAAAAATAAACACAAAAAACAAAAAGGAAAAAATGTTACAAGAAAAATTTAACAAAGATGATATAGTGGTATTTCGTACTGTAAGCAGTGATGAAGTGATTGCAAAAGTAATTGAAGAAAATGATATAAACTTAGTAGTATCAAAACCTCTTGCATTAGCACAAACACCACAAGGTATAGGTATGACATTTTATATGATTATGGCAGATCAAGATAGTACTTTTACATTTAACAAAAGTAGTATAATCACACTAACAAAAGCAAATAAACAGGCTGAAGAATCATATACAAAAAGTACATCAAAAATTGTTCAACCACCAAAATCACAGATTATAACTTAATAAATAATACTATTATTAAGGTATAACTATGACACTACCAGTAACAAGATTAGGTGATTTATGTACAGGACATGGTCCATGTCCTCCAAGACCAAGCAACGGTGCAAGTCCAAATGTTTATGCAAATAATATTGCAGTACATAGACACACTGATGGATGGTCAGTTCATTGTCTTCATGGAAGTACATTGTCTGCAGGTTCCGGAACAGTGTTTGCTAATGATTTAGGTGTTGGTAGAATTACTGACCCTGTTGCTTGTGGAAGCACAGTGCAAACGGGCAGTCCAAACGTATACGCAGGAAAATAACATTATGGCAACTGGACAACAAATACCGGGTTTACAACTAGATAGTTTAAATTTTCCCACAGACATAAATGCAAATACTATAACTATATCCGATGTACAAAAAAACTTAATTGCCAGTGGAGCATTAAACATAGTTGATCATGTTGATCCGTGGGGAAGAACATGTAAAGCCTATGCTGGATTTAAAAATCCGCATGACGAATCAATTAAAGAAATTGCTCAAATCATCAATCAACAAAAAGCCTCATTACCAGATGGCTGGGGACATAATGATTATAACCAGAGAGCAGTTGTGCCTGGAAATTTGATTGGCCCTGGGCAACCAGATCGTAAGTTAACTGATATGGAAATTAATGATATTAATTTTGTTGAAGGTGCAATGCAAGATATTACTTGGCTACAAAATAGACAGAGTGGTATGTGTATTACTGAGTATGCTGATCCTAATGCACAGTGGGTAGCAATGGGAAAGACTGCATTGTATCCTAATTATGGAGTTGATATTCCTACAACTGCTAGTTCACCTGGCGGCGTTGCTGTTCCTACTTTAGGAACATATCTAAGTGCTTTAAGTAGTATTAATGCACTTGCTACTACATTAGGGAATATACCTGCAACATCAGGTGGTCCATGTAAATTTATGGAAGATATGCTAGGTGCTTTATTTAAAGCCGGACAAGTTTTAGGAGAAATACTTGGCAAATTAAGACAGGTGCTTGGAATACTTGCTATGGCATTAGCAATTATTGGATTGGTAAAATTATTAATCGATATAATCAAAGAAGATTTAAGAAACCTTGGAAGATTTTTAGAGTTACTGAAACAAGCGGCATTGGCAGGTCTGCTCGAAGGATTAATGCAAGATCCTTGTGCAAGGTATTTGCTTCAGTCAGCCATTGCAACCACACAAACAATTAATAATCTAAAAACAACTCTTTAATATCATGTATAAGCCATTGCCAGACGGATTAACTATTAAAGAATCAAATGTGCAAGGTTTAGGTTTGTTTGCAACAAAAGATTTTGATGCCGATGTGGTATTGGGTATAGTACACGTATTAAATAAAAATTTTCCACATGGCAGTATTAGAACAGCCTTAGGTGCATTTTACAATCATTCAGATGATCCTAACTGTAAAAATGTTTCAGGATTTTGGCATCAACTGCCAGTAAAATATCTTATCACAATTAAACCAATCAAAGCTGGTCAAGAACTTACAGCCAAATATACTCTTTATAACGATTTTCATGATTGACACAATCTGTTTTCTGTGCTATAAATATTTATACAATGTTGAAATAACTTAAAAGTTGAGTAGGACCCGGGGGCAGTGCCCGGCGGCTCCACCATAAACATATTAGGAGTTAAATGGAATTTTTGTGGATAGGAATAGCAGTAGCATTTGCTACTGTATTGTGGGCATTAACACTTTAACAATATGTTTATGATGGGGCCGAACTTAGGATCGACTATCATATTAGTAGAGTTATGGAGTTGTCCGGCGGGAGCTCGGTTAACGCAACAAAAAATATAAATGCAGATGAAAATCTAGCACTTGCGGCCTAAATTAGGCTAACGGGGTTGGCAACTTACCTGGCAACAGAAAAGTTGCACATAAGGATTAAAATGCAAATATTATCTCAGAGTTTTCCTAGTTGTTATGAATATAATATAGAACAATCTGGAAAATTAACATTAAAAACTAGAACCACGTACTTCAATGAAGGACAGTTATGGCCAATAGCAAATACTAATATTGGTTATCTTTCAATAACCAAATGTCTATCATCAAGTTTTATAGAGTTTTTGAGATTGCAAAATTTAATAACTGATCAATTCTTATTTTCTAAAGATGATCAGTTAGACAAAGTTGATAAGATATTAGTATTTCTTCGAGATCCTTGCCAGCGTTATATGTCAGGTATTGCAGAATATATTCATATGCAGTTTGCTTCTGACATACAGACAATGTCACAGCAAACACTGATACACATAGTAGAAGCATTGATAGGAATCAGTGATGTAGACGAACACAGCATAGAACAAATTCATTTTTTTAGAGATTTTAATTTGCAAAAGTTTTCAGTTTTTCTAATGAACGATAAATTTTCCGAACAACAGGTGTTTGATTGGATGCGTGACAACGGGACAATCTTTAGAGACGACATACCATTGACAATACCAAAAATCAATAGAACAGTAGACAATGAGATTAAACAAAAAATTTATGATGTAGTACAATCTGTAGGCATGAGAAGAAGTTTTTCTATAATGGGCAAGTGTGTAGGTGATACAGAGTTAATTAATTATTTTAAATCAAATGGTCAGGTAATAAATGTTTAAAACAATCAAAGAATTCTGGATCAACAGTTATAATTCTAATACAACTGCATTTTATTATGAAATGATGAGTGCTGTAACTGTTATAATTGGTAGTGCAATACTAACTTATACTGTTCTTGCACCAAGACCAGATCTTTTTATACCTTTTTACTGGATTGGTAGTATTGCAGGTTTCATTGGAGCCTATTACAGAACAAGTGCGTGGACAATGGTACTAACTGCTTGGTTTACTACTATGAACACTATTGCATTATATAGATTATTTTTATGATACAAGAAAAACTTGATAGATGGGCTGATGATTTATCTCTGTTAGAAGGTACAGAACGATTAACATATCTAGTAGAATTAGCCAAACAATCAACAACATTACCAGAAGAACTAAGAACAGATGACAGATTAGTACCTGGATGCATAAGTAAAATATGGGTAGAAGTTGGTTTGGTTGAAAACAAAGTCAAAGTGTATTACGATAGTGATGCAATGATACCCAAAGGTATTGCAACAATAGTTTGTGATATTTTTACTGATTGTACAAAACAAGAAGCAAGAGATTTTGACTGGGAAACTGGTCTACAAAAATTAGGATTTGTGCAATTAGTAACACCACAAAGACGTAATGGTCTTTATAACTTGATAGGAGTTTTGCAAAATAAAATAGCAATGATATAATATGGCAAGAGCTGGTCGTAAAAATGTTGTAAATTGGATACAAGAAGACTATCGAAGTAACAAGTTAAGATTTATAGCTGAAATTACAGGAATGACAAGCAATTTAATGGCTAGTTTAATTTTGATGTGGTATTCTCCAAATCCTCCAATGTTTTGGGCTTATGTGTTTTTTTTAATAGCAACTATTTTATTAATGAGTGCGGCAATATCAAGAAAAAGTTTTGGCTTTACTGTAATGTATATTGCATATTTGGCAATTGATGGCATAGGATTTTTAAAAACATTATCATGGCTTGGGTAAAATATTTTTTAATTGAAGAAAATTGGTGTAATGGATTTCCTGATGCACTTGTTGGAGCAGATGAAAAAGAAAAAGATTTATTAGATTTTCTTAAAAAGAATGAAATTGATTATGGGTATAAATGCGATCAAACTATTCCTTCATTTATTTTTAATGGTGTTAGTTGGTATTGTCATGAAAAAAGTGCAAAAAAAGTAGAAAAAAAGTTTAACATAACTGCAATACACACAGACAAAGCACAATTAAAGCAATCCAAACAAAGTGAAGAACAATTAAAGAAAGAAATGAAAACTGAAGAATGGTTGTTAAACAAATTACAGCAAGATGCCAGTGGTATGTTTGATCAACATAAAAAATTAAAGTTTTGTCAACAATTAAAAGATAAAAATACTGATATTGCCAAAACCAGATTACCAAAAGCAATCCAAAAGTTGTTTGATCAAAATGCATTTAGTATTGGTACTGATAGTATAGTAAGAAAAGGCGAAGCATTTAATATAAATGAATAAATTGGAAGGGTGGCTGAGTGGTTGAAAGCACTGGTCTTGAAAACCAGCAACGGGGCAACTCGTTCGTGGGTTCGAATCCCACCCCTTCCGCCATTATAATTGTGTTGACGAATTGCAATAAATATAGTAATATAATAAAAAATAGTTAATAAGGTAAAATATGACATATTACGTAAATCAAGCATGTGTAATGTGCAAACATACAGATTGTGTAGAAGTTTGTCCAGTAGATTGTTTCTATGAAGGTGAAAACATGTTGGTGATCAACCCAGATGAATGTATTGATTGTGGAGTTTGTGAACCAGAATGTCCAGTTGATGCAATCAAACCTGATAGTTTTGATGAGCCGGATAAAGCTCATTGGCTGGATATTAACAAACAGTTTTCAGAACAATGGCCAAATCTTACAAAAATAATAAAAGAAATGCCCGAAGCCGAAAAGTATAAACCAGAAAATTACGGTAAAGATAAAACTGATCTATTTTCAAAAAACCCAGGAGTAGGAGATTAATGTCTAACAAGAAAAAACCAAGTGCGGCCAAACAAGCATATGAAGAAAAAAAAGTGGCCAAACAAGAGATTAAGAAACAAGAAGAAATTAAAAAACAACAAGGTCAAAATCTTGATAAAGCCTTAGGTACAAAAGTTGAAATTGATCTTTCATCATTTAATGGTCAGCATTTATTTGTTGCCACACCTGCATATGGCGGATTAGTAGGTGAAGCATATCTTAAATCAATGACAAAAGTAGGAATATTATTTTCTAAACATAATATTAATTTTACATTGGCTACGATTGCCAATGAAAGCCTTATTACAAGAGGGCGTAACACCTTAGTAGCAATGTTTATGAGTGATCCAAAATATACTCATATGCTTTTTATTGATGCTGATATTCATTTTCAAGCAGAAGATGTATTAAAACTATGGTGGAGAGCTGTAAAGAATCCTGATGTAAAAGTAATAACTGGTGCATATCCAAAAAAATCAATTAACTGGAAAGGAATTAGAGAACAAGTAATTTCAAACAGTGCAGATGAAGAAGAAATGCAAAAATATCAAGCATCATATGTATTAAATCTTAGAACTGACAATGACGGTCGAATTCCATTACAGAATGGAATTTTACCTGTTTATGATGCTGGTACAGGATTTATGTTATTTGGAAGAGAAGTTATCCAGACAATGATGGATAAATGGCCTGAATTACATTATAAGAATGATTTAAACACAGATCCAAAATTTAATCCTTATTGTTATGCTTTGTTTGACACAATAATTGACCCTGAAACACGAAGATATCTTTCAGAAGATTATACATTCTGTCGAAGATGGCAAGAACTAAATGGAACAATTTGGATGGATCCAAGTATTAATTTAGATCACCAAGGAACTTATCTGTTTAAAGGAAACATTGGAAATCAGTTTATGGTTCAAGAAAAGATATCAGATGAAACTGCTGACCAAATGCTTAAAGAAGCAGAAAACAAACAACGAAATCAAAATACCTAATGGATTGGGAAGTAAAAGATTTTAGACAACAGCCAGAACCACCCAAAGAAGATTGGCCAGTTTGGACAGTGCCAAACTATGTTGTGCTTGACTATCTTTTTAAAATAGTTGGATTTATATTTCTTCTGCCTTGGTTGTTTGGTGTTATGTTAACACCGTTGGGATTGTTTTTTAATTTTTTATTTATAGATTGGATAATATATAGACAATACAAGAGGGGAAATATAATAAAATGAGCCCTGGTGGTGGAATGGTAGACACGCTGGTCTTAGGAACCAGTGCTGAGAGGCGTGAGAGTTCGAATCTCTCCTAGGGCACCAACACAAAGGAGATAAAATGACAGATCAATCAAAACTAGAAAATAGACATAAATCTTTATCAAATAAAGTAGACACACTAGAAGAACAAAGACAATGGAAAAGAAGTTTTGAACACAAGTCGGATTTAATAGATTTAAAAAAAGAAAAATTAAAAATAAAAGATAAAATCTTAAAATCAGAATCTGAACAACTTGAACTGTTTAGCAAAAATTAATTATGTACGAATATAAATGTAAAATACTAAGAGTAGTTGATGGAGACACTGAACTCTCCTCGTGTAACTGAAACACAAGGGGTTCGATTAACACAAGATTTCCTACCAGACAAACTTATCCAGATCATGAGTCACAGAGTACTGCAAACTCAGGTGAGTCATCCTAACCTGCATTATATTGTGTGTAAGTGGTATGTATCTTTCCTTCAGCCCATACCCTATCATATTGACTGGCAGTCAACACATCATCGTCACCATACAACAATTCCACTTGTTCCTGTGGTAAGCAGAACGCAATGTTGTGAGTACCTCCATAATCAGAGAAAACAGGATCTGATTCTTTTCTTATGTATTCGTTTGCTCTCACAACACATTCTAGGTAACTGTTTGTGTCTTTCATACTGATAGTTTTGAAATCACATTTGTCTTCGACAAAGTTAGGTGGTCCACCTAACCAACATACCATTGTTATCAATGTGAAAGGTTCCAACATATAATAGTATTTAACAAAACTGTAACATTTTAAAAATACCATTAAAATAAATATATTTGATGCCAAAATACAGGACAATTTTCATATCAGATGTGCATCTAGGCACCAAAGGCTGTCAAGCAGAAGTGCTTGACGATTTTCTACGTAACAACGATTCAGAAAAATTATACCTTGTGGGTGACATTATTGACGGCTGGAAGTTATCTAAAAGAATTTATTGGCCACAAGAACATTCAAATGTAATTCGTAAAATTATTGGCAAGGCACGAAAAGGCACTAAGGTATTTTATATACCTGGAAATCACGATGAAATTCTTCGTAAATGGTTAGATATGGACCTGCGTTTTGGCAGAATCAGAATCGTAGAAAACAAAGTTCACAAGGGTGCTAATGGTAAAGAATATTTTGTTGTACACGGAGATGCATTTGATGGTATTACAAGATTGGCTCCATGGGTGGCCTGGCTGGGAGATTCAGCATACGAGGTCTCACAAAATCTCAACAGATGGTATAATCAAGTAAGAAAAAAGTTAGGTATGCGTTATTGGAGTTTTTCAAAATTTCTCAAACACAATGTTAAAAAAGCAGTGGACTTTATTTTTAAATTTGAACAGAACGTTAGCGAGTATTGTAAGAAACAAGGTTATGCTGGTGCCATCACAGGACACATACACACTCCTGAAATAAAAAAGGTAAATGGTGTTGTGTACATGAACTGCGGAGACTGGGTAGAAAATACTACAGCACTAGTAGAGCATTATGATGGTAGTTTTGAGATTGTTGAATGGAAAATAAAATAAAAAAGTTATTTTGGTTTTTAGTGAATCTTGTTAAAGTCTTGACGATTGATTTTTTCGTTGCATTTGGATCAGTGTTTGTTTCAGTTGCAATATTTTATTCGTTTGATGTACCTAGTCAGTGGAAAATACCAAACATTATAATCCCAATCATTGCTGTTTTTATCTACAGAGTTTTTGGAAGAATTTTTGCACCAGGTATTAAAAAGTTTAAGGAAACAAACAAATGAAAGTTGTAGTTGTTACTGATGCATGGTTGCCACAGGTTAATGGTGTAGTCACAACACTGTCTAACATAATGAAGAATCTGCCAGAGCATGAGTTCACAGTGATTGACCCTAGTCAATTCAAAACAATATCAGCACCAAAGTATCCAGAATTAAAATTAGCATATAATCCATGGCAGTTAAAAACAAAATTAGATGCACTAGAATTTGATGCTATCCATATTGCCACTGAAGGACCTTTGGGATTGTTTGCAAGAAACTATTGTGAAAGTAGACAAGTCAATTATACCACAAGTTATCACACAGACTGGCCCAACTTTATCAACAAGTTTTATGGCGTACCATGTTCATGGACCATGTGGTGGATGAAACTGATTCACAAGAATGCCAAAAGAATACTAGCAACTACACACAGTATGAAAAAAGAACTTGAACAAGCAGGACTACAAAATTTGGTTGTGTGGGGTAGAGGTGTTGATCAAAGCATATTCACAGATGAAGTTAAAATCAAACGTGGCAAAAGACCTTTGTTGATATCAGTCAACAGAGTTTCGTTTGAAAAAAACATAGAAGCATTTTGTGAACTGTCCACAAACACAGAATGGGATTGTGTGGTGGTAGGTGACGGCCCTGCTAGAGCAAGTTTAGAAAAGAAATATCCAAATGTTGAGTTTGTGGGTTACAAGCATGGCAAAGAACTGGCCAAATGGTATGCTGGTGCTGATGTAAAAGTGTTTCCTTCACGTGTGGACACATTTGGTCTAGTAATGATTGAAGCAATGAGTTGTGGTACTCCGGTTGCTGGTTTTCCTTGCAGAGGCCCTGTAGATGTAATTGATCAAGGAGTGACTGGGTATATGCACGAATCACTAGAAGTAGCAGTACAGCAGTGCTTAAAACTGGATACAGACACCATTAAACGCACAGCCAAGCAGAAGTTTACTTGGTCAAAGTGTGCTGAAATATTTGCTAATAACTTAATTAAGTTACAATAAGATAGACTTTTAAAAAAGCCTTTGCTATAATTACAAAGTAAAGGCTTTTTTATGACTGAAAAATTAGATTTACATGGCTACACAGTTATGGATGCATGGCGTTGTTTTGATCAATGGATAAAAGAAAAACATCTTGATTCATCAATTAAAAAAGTAGTAATAGTAACAGGAGATGGCGCAATCAAACAAGAATTTGAAAGATGGTGTATGGACATGAGTTTTGTTAGACAAGTTGAATTACATAAGTCTGGTGGTGCTTTTATAGTTTATTTTTATAAGAAAAGGAATAGATAATGGAAACGATTGTATTAGTTACTGGCGGATTTGATCCTTTACATTCTGGACATATTGAATATTTTAAAGAAGCAAAAAAACTAGGTGATTCACTGTACGTGGGTATTAATTCTGATGCATGGTTGGTTCGCAAAAAAGGACAAGCATTTATGAGTTTTGCAGAAAGAAAAACAATTATAGAAAATCTAAGTATGGTAGATAAAGTCATTAGTTTTGACGACAGCGACGATACTGCTTGTGGAGCCATATACAAACTAATGGCCACAGATGGTTATGGTAAGCACATTATATTTGCAAACGGCGGCGACAGAAACAGTACAAATATTCCTGAAATGCAAACGTATGAAAATCAAATTGAATTTGTGTTTGGTGTAGGTGGTAATAACAAAATAAATTCATCTAGCACAATACTGGAAAATTGGAAACAACCAAAAGTACAACGTAAATGGGGTTGGTACAGGGTATTACAAACTCGCCCAGGATACAAAATAAAAGAACTAGTAATTAGACCAGAATCCAGTTTAAGTATGCAACGTCATTTCAAAAGATCAGAAAACTGGTATATTTTAAAAGGAAGTTGTCAATTAGTTACTGTTGAAAACAACAGAAAAAAGAATCAAGTTCTTAATCCTAATCAATCATATAATATACCAGAACAAACATGGCATCAAGCATCTAATCCTTTTTATGATTATTGTCATATTTTAGAAGTACAGTATGGAACAGAATGCATTGAAGAAGATATTGAAAGAAAAAACATTGACAATACTGGCTAGATCATGTACTATTAACTTATACTTTTAGGAGACATTTATGGCAAAATACTATAGCACAAAAACATATGGACACAACATTGGATTGAGTGCAGTGTTTAGACAACCAAATGCAGATCATTCACATTGTCATCTGCTACATGGATACAGTTTACAGTTCAAATTCACATTTGGATGTGATGAATTAGACAACAAAAATTGGGCAGTAGACTTTGGTGGGTTGAAGCCATTAAAGAAATGGTTAGAAGACAGTTTTGATCATAAAACTGTAATTGATAAAAAAGATCCTTATATTGAAACTTTTTATGATCTTGAGAAAAAAGGTCTTTGTGAATTAACTGTCATGGATGGTGTTGGTGCAGAAAAATTTGCCGAACACGCTTTTAACTATGCAGATGGATTAATCAGAGAAGCAACTAATAACAGATGTTATGTTGTAGAAGTTGAATGTGCAGAGCACGGTGCCAACAGTGCAATTTATTCTGTAAAATAATCACATAAATAATTTTATGTTTATAGCAATACTGACATTATTATCAGCATTATCTATTAGTGCCGTTGCAATTTATTATTCAATTGCTGGTTTGGCGGCTATTTTTGCTGGTGCAGTTATTCCTATTATGATAATGGGAACTGTGTTAGAGGTGGGTAAATTAATAACAGCCTCTTGGCTATATCAGTATTGGAAACTTGCTCCGCGGTTCTTAAAATATTATCTTTCAGTTGCAGTTCTTGTGTTGATGTTTATAACAAGTATGGGTATTTTTGGTTACTTGTCTAAAGCACATATTGAGCAAACTAGTTTATCTCAAGAGCAAGTAGCATTAATTGATACGTTAGATGACAAAATAGATAGATCAACTCTTAAAATTGATAGATGGACAGGCGATATTGATCGCTTAATGAAAGGCGAAGATGTACGAGTTGACAATTTAATATCAGCCGAACAACAAGTTCTTAATGATTTATATGCCAAAATCAAACAAGAAAAAGATGATATTAGAGTTGATTTTGATAAACAGATTGAATTACAGAACAACAGATTAACTCAAGCAAAAGAACGTAAAGATGCCGACATTGCCGCGGCACAAGAACGTTACAAAGGTGCGTTTAGTAAAAAAGGTTTAGATGATGCAATAGCACTAGCCACAAGCAATGAATTAGCAGTAGCATCGGCGGCTCAAACAGAAATTAAACTTATTAACAGTAAATTAGACGAAGCATTATCAAGTATTGATACAAAATATGCTGAACAAATTAGAACAATAGAAAGTAGAATACAGAGCCTTAGAGATCAAGCAAATGCAAAAACTGAAGATATTGATGGTAGAATATTAGAACTTGAAGGATTTATTGATCAAGAACAACTGATTGTTGATCAGGCTAGAGAAGAAAAATTCATATATGAAAAAGAATATCGTAAACTTGAAGCAGAAGTTGGACCAATCAAATACATTGCAGAATTTATTTACGGTCAAGAAGCAGATAGGGATTTACTAGAAGAAGCAGTACGTTGGGTTATTATTGTTATCATATTTGTGTTTGATCCACTTGCTGTTTTATTGTTAATAGCGGCCAATTTTACATTTAAACACAGATATGGAAGATCATTTGAAGAAATGATAGGCGTTCCTGGACCAGATGGTTCTCCGGGTGGTGTAACACCTGATTCGTATTGGAAAGAAAGATACGAAGATATGCAAAGTCAACTTGATGAATTTAATAAACTCAAAGAACAGCAAGATACACAAAAAACAAAAGAAAATCCAGGAATAGATCTTCCTTCTGCATCGTATCAACTAGACATGGATTATTCTATAACAGAGGAACAAAAAGAAGATTTTAAAAAAAGAGAAGAAGCTGAAAAGAAAAAACTAGAAGAAATAGCTCAAAAGGCAAGGGAAGAGATTATTGAAGAAGTTTATCCAATGCCAGATGTATCAACAGATGTAGAATCTAAAAAAGAGCCTGAAGTCACAATAGATGATATGCATGAAACTGATCCACCCAAAACCATTGTGGAAGAAGTTGAAGTAAAAGATCTGTCTGATAAAGACCTAAAAAAAAAGACTTAAAACTTGAAGACAATACTCAAATTATATCAATCAACAAAGATGGTAATTTATCACGTTCTGGAAACAGTCTGGAAGCAAGAAAAGAGAACATCAAAAGGATTGACATCAATGATGAAATTAGTATAAACTTAACTGAAGTAAAAAAGATTATTGATATGGATGGTATTCATAAATTAACACAACAAACACTACAAACTCCATCAGTCTCTCAAACACAAAATTTTTCAAGAGATAAAAAATGGATAAAAGATTGGTTAGAAAATAATAAAAATGAATAAGGATGAAAATATGAAATGTTCTTTTTGTGGTAAGTTACGAAAAGATGCTGAAAAGTTAGTTGCTGGTCCAGAAGGCGCTTATATATGTGATGAATGTATTGAACTTTGTCATAGTATAATTGACGACACTAGCAAAGGTAAAGAAAAAGTAATAGAAGAAACATTTGAAATTCCTGATCCAAAAGATTTGCATGATCATTTAAATGATCATGTTATTGGTCAAGAACAAGCAAAAAAAGTTTTAAGTGTTGCAGTATATAATCATTACAAAAGATTATTTTCAAATAAAGAAGAAGATCATGATGATGGTATTGAAATTGAAAAATCAAATGTATTAATGCTTGGACCATCGGGTGTTGGTAAAACACTTATGGCAAGAAAAATTGCTGACTATGTTGATGTGCCTTTTGCTATTGGTGATGCTACAACTCTAACTGAAAGTGGATATGTAGGAGATGATGTTGAAAACATTATTGTAAGACTGCTGGCCAATGCAGATTATGATGTTGAAAAAGCACAAAGAGGAATTATTTACATTGATGAAATTGATAAAAAATCACGTAAATCAGAATCTACATCAATCACAAGAGATGTATCTGGCGAAGGTGTACAACAAGCACTTCTAAAAATTATTGAAGGTACAGTAGTAAGAGTACCACCACAAGGCGGTAGAAAACACCCACAGCAAGAAATGATTGAAGTTGACACATCAAACATATTGTTTATATGTGGAGGTGCGTTTGTTGGCTTAGAAAAAATTATTAATAAAAGAGTGAATACAAATGCAATGGGTTTTGGCAGACCTGTTGAGGTAGATCAAACTTTAAACCAAGAGGTACAACCAGAAGATGTTATAAAGTTTGGATTGATTCCAGAACTAGTAGGTAGATTGCCAGTTTTAGTATCAGTGTTAGAATTAACTAAAGCCGAAATGAAAGATATTTTAATTAAACCTGAAAATTCATTACTCAAACAAACACAAAAGTTATTTAAAATGGAGTCTATTGATCTTGAGATAACAAATGATGCTATTGAGCAGATTGTTGAAAATGCTTATGAGAAAAAGTTAGGTGCTAGAGCATTAAAATCAGTTTTAGAAGATTTATTGCTAGACATACAATATGAATTACCAAGTTATCGAAAAGCAGGAGTAACAAGACTAGTTGTGAACAAAGATACATTTAAAAATAAAAACCCTCTTTTGATTTACCAAGATACAGGAACCCAATTGGAATAAATGAAACCCCGTTTTGGTCCAAAAGATATTAGTAGAAACAATTCTCTAATAAACGAAAAAATTCGAGCATCTAAAGTAAGAGTAGTTGACGACAATTTTAATGTTATAATGAATCTTAATGAAGCAATAGCAAAAGCAAAAAATGAAGGATTGGATTTAATTTGTATCACACCAAATGCAAATCCACCTGTTTGCAAAATAATGGATTTTGGTAAGTATCTTTATCAACAAAAAAAGAAAAAGAAAGAATCTGCTAAAAACCAAACAGTCACTGAATTAAAAGAAATACAGTTTAGGCCAACCATTGATATTGGTGATATCAAAGTAAAAACCAAAAGAATAAATGAATTTTTAGCACAAGGACACAAAGTTAAATTGATTATGCAGGTTCGTGGTAGAGAGCAAGGAATGAAAGACTTTTGTTACCAAAAGTATGAAAATTTTGTTGGATTTATTGATAAATTTGAATATGACACAAATCCAAAGTGGCAAGGTAATAAAGTTCTTGCAATTTTAAAAAAATCTAGTATAATATAGTTTAACAAATGAGGTAAAAATGAAACCAAACAACAGAAACTTTAAATCAAATAAAAACTTTAAAGGGGGCTATTCTAATAACAAGCCAAAATTTGATAGACCAAAACCAGTAGGATTACAAGTCTTTGTGCGTGAAGGAGAAGATCCTATGAAAGCATATCGTAAATTAAAAAAACGAATTATGCAAGATGGTTTATTACAAGAAGTCAAAGATAGACGTTATTATCAAAAGCCAAGTGAAAAAAAGAAAATAGCAAAGCAACAAGCAAAACGTAGGAATGAAAAAAGGCAACGCGAGTTGGCAATGGAATACGGTATCCGATATAAAAATTATACACCTGGATACTAAAGGAAGTAAAAATGAGTATTTTTGAAACAAATGTTTTAAACACAATTGAATCTTTGGCTAGAATGAATGAACAAGATAAAGAATTATTTTGTCAGTTGTTAGTTGAAAGGTTTCCAAATCTAGCACAAGAGATTATGACAGCAATTGGTTTTACACTACAAGACCAAGAAGAACACCATAGTTACTATCCTAAATAATTAAGGAGGTAAGTCAAATGATATTTGACAACAAATTTCGTAAACAAGTTGAAAAATATCTGTCGGAATCAAAACATTACCCTGACATTTTTAATAAAGATGAAATCAACGAGCTAGTTGATTTTATGTTTAAAGGAACTAAATGGTGGAGAACTAGCCCTACTGGTAATTTGTTTTTAGGTGGAAATTTTAATCAACTTTTTGAAAAGCATATCAAACACAAAATTGAAAATCTTTTAGATACA